TTTTATTATGCAGATTTGACAGTTCCTGCTTATTGCAGAGAAATGGCAAGACCAGACCACCCCTTTAAAACACCAGGGTTAGTTTGTTTAAATGAAAAGGGTGTTTGGAATGAGGAGTAAAATGTATAAATTATTAGTTATCGTAACTTGTATAGTTGTCTTAACAATACATTGGACTGAATTTTCTGAAATTGTTAATTTAACAAAAATTTTAGAAACAACAACAAATATAATAACAGAAGTGAAGGAGTAAATACATGATGAAAATTATATTAATCGCTTTAATGTCTTTAACTTTAGTAAATTGTAGTAGTACATATAAAGTTAAGCAAGAAGCAAACATGAAAGATAACCGTTTATTAAATGAGGTACCTCAATGGTATATTGACGCTTCAATTGATGAGGGTATTCTTTTCGATAGGGATGCTGAGAAGTATATCTATTCTGTAGGTCAAGGTACAAGTCCTGATTTACAATTGGCAATTGAAAAAGCAACATTGATTGCTAAGGCAGCTCTTGCTGACCAATTGACAGGAGAAATGAACAAGAGAACTGAACTATATACTACAGAGGTTGGTTCAAACAATGACAAAGAAGTGGCTTCAAAAATTGAAAGCACAATCGTCAATGTCATTGCAAAGACTATGGTTCAAGGTTATGAAACATGGGAAAAAGCAGTATATGAAACACCAGTTGGTCAATATAGAGTTTATGTTGGTTTAAAAATGGGTGTTGGTGACGCAAATAGACTTGCGGACTATATTGCTGAAAATGCAAATAATGATGTTGACATTAACGAATTAGCAGAAAATGCTATAGAGGAGGTCCTATAAATGATAACGGTTTATAGTAAACCACAATGTCCGTATTGCGATAAGGCCAAGAGTTTATTAAAGAGTCTTGGTCACGAATACGAAGAAAAAGTGGTTACAAAAGATTTATCTATTGATGAATTATTTAAAGTGTTAGGAAAACAAGTTAAAACTATACCACAAATAGTTATGAATGATATTCATATTGGTGGTTATAATGAGTTAAAAGAACACTTTATTAATGAAGGTAAGATAAATTTTAAAGGTGAAAAAATTTAACAAGATACATAAATAGTAGCATGATAGATTTTCAACAATACATTACTGAAGGTGTGTACGATCCAAACATCTTTAAAGCGTTCTTTTTAGCAGGTGGTCCTGGTTCAGGCAAATCATGGGTATCTGAAAGAACACTATCTGGTATGGGATTAAAAGTTATTAATAGTGATAAGGCTTTTGAAATTGCTTTAAACAAAGAGAGTATGTCTTTAAATTTTGCTCAACAAGATCCGAAAGAGATTGAAAGACGAGACGAGATAAGAGCAAAAGCAAAAGCGAGAACAGGTACACAATTGAAACTTGCACTAGAAGGTCGATTAGGTCTTATATTAGACAGCACAGCGAGGGATGTTTCAAGAATAGAATCAGAAGCAAGGTTAATGAAACAACTTGGCTATGATACTCATATGATATTTGTTAATACAAGTTTAGAGGTTGCTCTTAAAAGAAATCAGATGAGAGCAAGAAAACTACCAGACGCTATTGTGATGACAAATCACAAAACAGTACAACAAAATATAGGTAAACTACAAAGACTATTTGGTACAGGTAATTTCATTATTGTAGATAATAATAAAGTTGCTGAGGATGTAAATCCTAGTGTACATAAAGCAATTAGAAGAATGGTTACTAGAAAACCTACATCATATCAGGCTATATCATGGATAAAAAGAGAACTCCAAAAAAAGAAAAGATAAAAGAATACTTCCACGATAAGTGGGCCGAAGAAGAGGCACTACTTAATCTAGGACTTGCTGAGTCAAGAAGAGCAAAAAAAGAAAGATTAGACAAAAGAAAGAAAAATGGGCAAACTAATTAAATTTCCTGGTCATAGAGTGATACATAAAAAAGATCCTTTGCAACCTCAAATAACAGAGGAAGAAGCAAGAAAAATAAAAGAAGGTCAATTTATAGAACAGATAACTGAATCGCTTACACTAGATATTATTCATGTGCTTCAAGAAAATGCAACTGATACAAAATCAGATATTTTTTTAAGAGATTTAGCTATAGTTATTGAGTCTCTTAAATCATTATTAAAAAGAGATTTTGATAGAACTCACCCAATGCAATTCGTTACCGATAGTATTGCTAAAATACACACTTTACCAGACGGTAGAAAAATGACAGATATTAACTATAGTAAAATCAAAATAAAGAAGAAGAAGAAGAAAATAGATCCAGAAGAACTAGATATACAGTTTGATCCAGATATTAATTTGGATTAACGCTTGACAACAGGTCAATAACCTGATATAATAACATTATGACATACAAAGAAAAGTTAGACGACAAAATAAAAGCCCTCAATTCAACAAGAGTATTTAAAAAGATTACCCCTAAATTTGACTTATCATGGTATGTTAAATGGGTTGCAAGTATCTTTATCTTAATTGCAGTTTGCTTTAGGGCGGCTGGTGGATTTAATACCTTCGATTTATATTTTAGTTTTATAGGAACACTAGGTTGGTTTTGGGTTGGATACCTATGGCATGATAGGGCATTAATTTTATTAAATGGTGCTTTAGCAACTTTATTGTTTACAGGAATATTAAAGGTCTTTATATAATGATTATAGTAGATATAAACCAGATAATGATATCGAACCTAATGGTTCAAATCAATGGCAGAAATGCACCAGAATTAAATGAAGAACTTGTTAGACATATGGTTCTTAATTCACTCCGTGCCCATAATAAAAAATTCAGAAAAGAATACGGCGAAATGGTTATTGCTTGTGATAGTAAGAATGTATGGAGACGAGAAGTCTTTCCTAACTATAAGGCAGGTCGAAAGGCAAATAGAGCAAAATCAGACCATGATTGGGATGCTATATTTACAATGTTGGCAAGTATCAAGAATGAGATTAAAACATTTATGCCATACAAGGTTATTGAATTAGAAACTGCTGAGGCAGATGATATCATTGCAGCCTTGGTTAGAAAACATCAAACAGTAATTGGTCCTAATCATTTAAAGAAAATATTAATATTATCAGGTGACAAAGATTTTATTCAATTACATAATGAATATGTTAAACAGTATAATCCTGTTCTAAACAAATTTGTAGGTAAAGATGAAAATCCAAGTATATATATTAAAGAACATATATTAAAAGGCGACCGAAGTGATGGTATCCCTAATGTATTGTCAGACGACAATGTTTTTGTTGAAGGTAGACGACAAAAACCTTTAAGTAAAAAGAAGATAAATAGTTGGGTAGAGGAAGTTTTTATGACCTTTACCGAAGAAGAAGAAAAGAATTACAATAGAAATCGAATACTAATTGATTTAAATTGTATACCTCAAGAACTTGAGGCAAAAATTAATAATGAGTTTTTGAATGTCAAAGTAGCGAGTAGAGATAAAATACTAGGTTACTTTATAAACAAAAAACTTAAAACTTTAATCGAAGTCATTGATGAATTTTAGACTTCGAAAGAACTGTTAAGGAGACCTTAAATGGCTATAATAAGAAGAAATCCAGATGGATCAATACAAAGTGATAGTAGAGGTGACAACCCTACACAATCACACCCAGCATTATCATCAAGACGAGGCATGGCAGCACTATCTGAAACAGGTAGAGCATTACCACCTCTAATGAGTGAGATTGCTACAAAAATCAACAACGCAAAAGATAAAACAAGAAAACTAAAAGTACTTAAAGACAACGATTCTGTTGCTTTGAGACAAACTTTAAAAGGTGCTTTTGACCCTAAAATAGAATGGTTATTACCACAAGGTGAGGATATACCATATGAAGCAAATGACGCTCCTTTAGGAACAGACCATACTTTGCTACAACAAGAAGCAAAAAGATTGTATCTATTCACAAAAGGTGGCGATAGTACTTTATCACAAAACAAAAGAGAAATACTTTTTGTTCAAATGTTAGAAGGATTATCAGCTGAAGAGGCTGAGTTCCTAGTAGTAGTTGTAAACAAAAAAATCAACAATAAGTACAAAGGATTCACAGCGAATCTAGTAAAAGAAGCATTCAATTGGGATGACAATTTTATGAAAAAATAGTTAAAAATAGTTAATATTAGGGGTTATTAATGTAATATACCTAGGACCCCCTACTAAAACCCTTATATTTCAATAGTTTAAGACACCCTTAAATTGTTGATTTATAAGGGTTTTTTTATGTGGAATAATTTCAAAAACCCTGAAAAATAAGGGTTTTTTAGTCCATTTTTACTGGAATAACGCTTGTATTCTTGCTATTTTTAGTGTATAATAAGAGTATATTAACAAACAAAGAAAGATTATATTATGAAAAAAAGAAAAATTGACTTCGCTTACAAGACTTTAGATGTTGTATTTAAAGAATTTAAAGAACAAAAAGATGTATTCGCACAACTTGACTATGCCAAACAATTAAAGGCTGACGCATACGACTATGTGTACAAAGAGTTAAATCTTGACAATATAATTAAAAGATTACAAAATACAATCGTAATTAATTATTAACAAAAACAGAAAGACTACATTATGAACGATAATATATACGAAAAACAGTTTGAGTTTGCCAAGAAACTTTGGGAAAATTCAACCGGTGAAAAATATAGTGGAACATTTGATGAGAAACTACAAATTGAAAGAAAGATTGAATTAATTAAAAACTTAGTGAGGGCTGCATAATGACTATATTATTATACATTACATTATTCTTAACATTCTTTTTTGGATATTGTACGGTTGTTGCCTATTATCAATCTTTTAAAGAAGAAATAGGAGAACTTTAATATGAATAACATGGCACTTGCTATAATTAGAAACATTGCTTATAGTCAAATCAATAAAATCAACAAAAAGATTAAAGAAGAAATAGAAACTGATGATGAATTAGGTAGAATTCTTTTAAAAAGAATAGATATCAATATGAAGAATGCTATTAATAAAATACTTCATGACTACAAACTAGAACAATAAATAAAAGAAAGGTTACATTTTGATAAAACAAAAACTAAACAGATACGAGAAAAGAATAATAAAAGGAATTATAGATAACAGAAAAGGTACATATCAAACACCTAGAAGAATTAGGGACACATTTCATGGATATAAACCTTGTAAAGAATATGATGCCGCAATATCTTTGTTCTTAAAGAAATTAATTTATTCAGAGGCTACAAACGAATTAGAGTTTGAAGGTCCTGCTACACCTGAGCCAAAGTATAGATGGTTCACTTGTAAACTTCACAAGTCATATGCTACTAAAAGGGACTTAAAAAAACTAATATAAGTTAATATGCAAAAATATAATTTTTATTTAATAATACTTTGTTTGTTTGTAATTTTCATTTTTACAAATACTGTAAAAAAAGAAAATTGTACAGACGATAGTTGTCCTGGATTCGAATGGACCACGACAACCGAGGTTGATGATATAGAAAGTTGGATACAAAATCCTGCTGTAGATACTATTAATTTTAGAACTATTGATTTAGAGTATGGTGTTCATAAGATTGTTGAAAGAACATATCAACTACCAGATATTGATACATCATCAAATGAAACTTTTGTTAAGTCTTTAAATAGTTGTATCAATTATTTGTATCAAAGTATAAAAACAGAATATCAAATTCCTAATGAACTAATTATTGCTCAAGCAGTTATAGAGACTGGTTGGGGTAAATCTAGATTTGCCAATGAGGGTAATAATCTATTCGGTATTAGAACGTGGAATAAAGACGTACCATATCTATTACCTATACCTTGGACAAAGTGGCCAGGATGGGGTGTAAAAATGTATGCTAGTAAATGTGAAAGTGTAGTTGACTATTTACATATACTAAACAATGTTTATGCTTTTGAAGAACTAAGAGAAGCAAGAGCAAACGGTGTTAATGACGCAATGGAGTTGGCAAACTATCTAGACAAATATGCTAGTAAACCTTCATATGTTGAACTAGTAAAAGAAATAATTAAATATAATTTGAGAGGTGTTTATGAGTTATAAAATAGAAAAACCAAAATTTGATGAACCTATGAAATTGTTTTGGCATAGAGTTTCAAACTTACACAAGATGTATGAGAGTGCTAAAGATCCAGATTTTAAAAGAATGTGGAAAGATAAACTACAAGAACTAATGAAAGACCTGAAAAAGCTTGACAAGAGAGAATTAAACTGATATAATGATACTATACTATGAATATATTTTATTTACACAATAACACAAAAATTTGTGCTGAACTTCATGTTGATAAGCATGTGGTTAAAATGATAGTTGAATACGCTCAATTATTATCAACAGCAAAAAGAATGATTGACGGTACACAATATATCGCCAAATCTAAAACAGGAAGAAAAGTAACTAGATATAGATTAGAAAATAAAAATGAAGAAGCAACTATTTACAAAGCGTGCCACTTACACCATCCGAGTGCTGTGTGGGCTCGCTCTTCTAGTCAGCACTACGACTGGCTGTACTCGTTGTTCAGGGAACTTGGGAAAGAATATACCTACAGATATAAAAAAGACCACAGTACAATTGAATTGCTCAAAGAACTTTTAAAACATAAACCTATTAATCTAAAAGATAATGGTTGGGTAGAACCACCACCTGCTATGTCTCACTATCCACAATGCATAGTACCAGGTGATTCGATTCAATCATACAAAAATTATTATAACGAAGCAAAGGCATACTTTGCTAAATGGACTGATAGACAAACACCAGAATGGTTTGTAGATAACTACGAATATGATTGAGTTTTTAATAATAATGTTTGTATTTTTATGTCTGTATAGATATAGAAAATCATTATAAACTAGGAGAAAAATATGGGTAAACATTTAAAAACATCTATGGATGAAAAGGTTATAGAGTATCTTGCTATAGAACTATACAAGAAGGATCCTTTAAACATAGTACTAAACAAGTTTATGTCTATGAAGAATGAAGAAGGATACTCTTTAACAAAGACTATAAATAAGTATAAAGAGACAGGTAATCATCCTGACCATTATAATACAGACGGTACATGGAAGTACCCTGGTGGTAAAATAACCTTTGATGAATTTAAAAAATAATGCCAACATACACATTTAAAAATAAAAAAACAAACACAGTTTATGAGGACTTCATGTCTATTGCAGAAATGGAAAAACTCAAAAAGAAGAAACATATGGAATTATTACCACCTACAACAGTAAACATTGTATCTAGTGTGGGCAGTCTTGATGGTAAGACTGATAATGGTTGGAAAGAGGTAATGTCTAAAGCTGCAGAAGCTCACCCTAATAGTCCACTTGCTGATAGATATGGTACAAAAACTGTAAGACAATCTCAAGTTGATAGAATAAGAAAAAAACATATGAATCGCAAGTCTAAAGGTGGACCTGCATAAATATAAGTAAGGATTAAATATGGCAGACTTCGATTTTTTAGAGGGTTTTGAGACAGATGGTGATTGGGGTTTTACCTCGGTTAAAGAGAAACCATCAGACGAACAATCTAAAACAACAGAAACAGTAGTTAAACAGACGGCAGACAGTACTGCTAAGGCGGTATCAAGCGATATTGTGAATAGATTAGACAGTAAACTAGACAAAGTTTTATCTCTAATTAATTCTACTAAATCAGCAGTAAACGAGAAGAATCAAACAGAATTAGATATTGCTAAAAAGCAAATGGATGATGAGTATGATTTAAGAAAAGATAATTTGGGCAAAGAACAAAAAGACAAATATGCTCAATTAGAAAAACTTATTATACCGCTATTAATTAAATTAGCAAAATCACCAGAGGCATACATTCACTGGCCTAATAGAGTTTCAGTTATTGAATCACAGGTCAAAAAAATAATAGCAATAACAAGAGGTAAATAATGAAAAGTAATTATGATAAATGTTTAGAAACAATATTACATCACGAAGGTGGTTATGTAAATCACCCTAAAGACCCAGGTGGTGAGACAAATCTAGGTGTAACCAAAAGAGTATATGAAGAACATGGTGGCACTAAAGATATGAAAGATTTAATAGTTGAAGATGTAGCACCAATATACAAAAAAGGTTATTGGGACAAAATGAAAGGTGATGATTTACCTGGAGGTCTAGACCTATGTGTATTTGACTTCGGTGTAAATGCAGGACCTGGTCGTGCTGCTAAATTCTTACAACAAATGATTGGCACTACAGTTGATGGTGGTATTGGTCCTAATACTTTGGCAAAAGTTGATGAATATGTAAGAGAAAATGGTGAAGCAGAATCTATAAATAAATACCAATCAATGAGACAAAAGTATTACGAACAACTATCGACTTTTTCTACTTTCGGTAAAGGTTGGACAAGACGAGTTGAAGAAACTACCAAATTAGCGCTTGACATTATCTAAGAAACCTGTTATAATAGCAGTAAGTTAATTAACAGGAATTATTATGAATAAAATGAGTACCCTAATCAAAGACGTATATGGCATGAAAGAATTTAGTCATGTACCATTATCAACACAACTTCCAGAAGTATCTACTCAAACAATAAAAGGCAAACGCTTTTATGTTACGCCAGAGGGTAAAAAGTATCCCTCAATCACAACAGTTTTATCAGGTAGAAATAGTGAAGGTTTAGTTAGATGGCGACAATCTGTCGGTAATGATGTTGCAAACAATATTATGAGAACTGCAGCTAAACGAGGTACTGCTGTACATACTTTAGTTGAAAATTACTTAAACAATGAAGAATTATCTACACAAGATGTTTTACCTACTGCTTTATTTACTATACTAAAATCTGAACTAGATAATATAAATAATATTAGAATACAAGAAGGCGGTCTATACAGCGATTATTACGGTGTTGCAGGTCGTGTTGACTGTATCGCAGACTATAAAGGTGTATTATCTGTAATAGATTTTAAGACTTCTACAAAAGAGAAGAAAGAAGAATGGGTTGAAAACTATTTTATACAAGGTTCAGCATATTGTGAAATGTATGAAGAACGATTTGACCAACCAATAGATAGAGTTGTAATTCTTATTGTAACCGAAGACGGTGCCATTCAGACTTTCTCAAAATCTAAAGACGATTATTTACCTTTATTGAAAACAGCAATAAAGGAGTTTAACGAAAAAAATGAGACATCAGGGTAAAATATTTTCAATAACATATATTCTATGCATAATAGGTATATTATTAATTAGCGTTGGCTATTCTTCAGCAACTGCTTCAGTCATGGCAGCTACACCTAAAGATCCAGATGTAGAAAGAAATACACCTGCACCTGACTATGATTTAAACAAATTAATAACACAAGATATACCTGTTTATTGTGCTGATTCAAATTCTATGCTTAGTGCTTCACAGGACGTGATGCAAGAATCACAAATATTAATAGGAGAAGTGAGAGAAGGTGGTCTTCCCACTGGTAAAACGATAGCTATTCTATCTTTTGGCCATAGCATAGAAAGAGATACTGGTACCTTTTTTATGACAATACCAAATATAGGACCAAACGGTGAAAGCATGACTTGTATATTAGGTTATGGTATGAACTGGCATTTTTTTGATGATGAGGGTAACCAAATCATGAAGCAAGATTCTTTGTGAAGGTAATGAGAGTAAGTAGTATGGACCTGGGTGCGATACCCAGCGCCTCCACCATGTTATCATCCTAAATAGACCTTTAAGGGGGCGAAACAGGATCGACAGCTATTAGAAATCGTACTGGAGAGAATAGTCGGAAGACTTTAAATTTATATAAACGCAAACAATAATAATTTTGCATTAGCGGCTTAGGTCGTTAGGGGTTTGCCAGTACCTTGCAACAGAAACTGGCATTAATGCTTGACAAAAGATACATTTTGATGTATAATATAGATAATGAATAATTACATACAGATATATAAAGATGTTTTAGACCCTACTTATTGTAGAGACTTAATTAGTAGGTTCGAGAAGAACGAAAAACATCATGAAACATATGACCAGGGACCTATGTCATTTACTCAAATCAATTTAAATACAAATCTTGAATGGGGTGAAGATGTAAACCAACTAACAAATGTTTATGACAAGTATGTTAATAAGTATAAAAAAGATTGTGCTATACATAAAACACAATGGCCTAATCAATATGGCTACGAACAAATCAGATTAAAAAGATATTTAGCAAACGACAAGGATGAATTTGCACCTCATGTTGATTCGATTAATATTGAATCTGCTAAAAGATTTCTAGTATTTTTTATATATCTAGATGACAACGAAAGAGGAGAAACTAATTTTCCTCAACTAGGATTAGCTTCACCATGTAAGCAAGGTTCTATGTTAATGTTTCCACCTTTGTGGCCTTGGTTACATCAAGGTATGAAACCAATCAATCAACCAAAATACATGATAGGGAGTTATTTACATTACACATGAGCACAATAAACAATAAAGAATTAACAGTTACACCAAACAGGTTTGCTATGTTAATAGAAGATATAGTAAGAAAAAAAAGATGTAATTATATAGACGCTATAGTTTTATACTGCACAGAAAATCAAATAGACCCAGGCACAACAAAGTCTATGATTAATAAACAACTTAAAGAAAAGATAGCATACGAAGCACAAAAATTAAATTTAATGAAAGAAAAAACTGCAAAACTACCAATATAGAAAGGAGATAAACTATGGGATTATATAATTTTGTTAATAATATTTTAGAAAAGTTGATTGCACCAGCACAACAACCTTTAATATTAAATGAACCAATTACTAAAACTGACCTTAAACATAAGACAAAAAAAGAGTTAGAAGAAATTGGCAGAGATTTAGGTATGGAACTAGATAGAAGATTGACTAAAGATAAATTAATAAAACAAATACAAAAAGTGTTATAAGAAGGAGATATATTATGATATATAACAATACTTTTAAGTTTAGAGTAGGCGACAGCGATGAAAAGGGTGGCTGTACATTTATAGGTGGCTCATGGAAAGATGTAACTACAGATGAATTATTTAAAGATAAAAAAATTGTAATGTTTGGATTACCAGGTGCATTTACACCCACTTGTTCAGGTGAACAGTTGCCCAAGTATGAAGAGCGATATGATGAGTTTAAAGCACATGGTGTTGATGACATATATTGTATATCAGTTAATGACGCTTTTGTAATGAACGCATGGGCAAGAGACTTAGGTATACAAAAAGTTAAAATGATACCTGATGGTGATGGTGCATTTACTAGAAGTTTAGGTATGCTAATCAATAAACCTGCTCAAGGGTTTGGTATGAGAAGTTGGCGATATTCTGCTGTAATTGATAACAAAGAAATAGTACACTTTAATGAAGAAAAAGGATTAAACAATTCAGGTTTAGATAATGATCCATATGAAGTTTCAGATCCCGATACTATGTTAGAGTATTTTAATAAGGCAAAGTAGGTGAATGGTTTTGAAGTATATAAAATCTATCTGGCAATCAAACTTCATTTTACAAGTAAGAACCAGTCTTACGACTTTCATAAGCACAACGGCAGAACAACTGCAAAGTTGGCCACATTTACTAAGAGAAGGGATAGGTATTTCTTTCACAAGCTTAGTAAATCTTATAATGATAAGTCTATTATTGATTACTTCCTTAGCAACTTTGTTTCTAATACTAATATATGGGTTGGTGACATTATTGGTCAAACTGGTGACGACACTTACAAGGTCTGGTCAAAAAGAATAGAATCTTTACATTATTATTATGAACAAGATATTGATTATATTATAGATAGAATGACAACGAAAGACATAAAATTTAATGACTTATTCTTATCAGTAGGTGGTCAACACCCACCTATTGTTAAGATGTTTTTATCTAAGAAGATAAACTTTGAGACATTAGTAATACTAGACGACATATTAAAGTTTACGAAAAAACTAAACAAAGATATTACAGAAAAGGTATTGTGGCCTAAACTGTGTGATAGAATGATAAGATATAGACCTTTTCTTTCATATAATATTACAAAATACAAAATATCTTTAAGAGATAAGATGAAGGATATATAATGATAGAACAAGAAGTAAAAATATCTACTATGGTATTAGGTACCACAGTAGTAAAATTTGATTTGCCTATGAAATTAGTTGATGATATCAATGACGCATATGAAAAGAATGAAGAAAAAATGCCATATCATAATGACAATCTTGCTGGTAAAATTGAAGAAGAAAAATTAGTTAATGCCATACTTACAGATGAAATGAAAGGTACTTTTAATGGTTGTTTTAAAAAGTATCTAGAACTAGCAAATAAACCTTTTTGGGTTACTCAACTAGAGAACGCATGGATAAACGATATGAAAGCAGGTGAATATAATCCTTTACATTATCATTCTAGTGATATGACAGATTTAGGATTATCTTCGGTATTTGTTTTAAAAAGACCAAGTACTTATGGTATAGAAGCTTCTATAAAAGACAATCCAACAAACGGTTGGTTACAGTTTACTGGTGGCGACCAATCACCTATTTCAACTTCACAGTTAGCCGTAGATGCTAAACCTGGTGAGTTTTATGTTTTTCCATACACTTTATTACATGGGGTGTATCCTTTTAATGGTACCGAAGATGTGAGAAGAACAATGTCATATAATTGTAATTTATGGAAAGAAACAGCAATCAAACGAAAGGAAAAATAAATGCCAAAAATGAGAGAGTTTAAATTTACAGATGAAAATGATGAACCAATAGAAGGTGTTGGGCCAGTTGAATCAATGAGTTTTAAAAGAGCAGTAAAATCTGTTCAAGGTAATATCAAGAGCAAATGGGTTATCATTGAGTATCTTACCAAGAAAGGTAAAGAGATAAGAAGATTTGTTCAATTACCAATTGGTAGAAAACGAAGATTAGGTTAATATGATAAAATCTATACACGAAGAAGCGGCAAGATTTACGGCAGAACAAACTCTAATGGATTCCAATATTGAAATTAGAGAATTGAAACATCTATTAGTAGTTGCCGAAGATAAGATAGTCAAATTAGAAGAACAAAATGCCAAACTATTAAAAGCGGTAGAGTTTCACAAAGTGGACTTAGAACTAATAGAATCGGACATTGAGAATAAAGGTGAGTTTGATGAAAGAAAATGGCCACCAGAGTAAATTAATTTAAGCATAGTGCTTGACAATGGTCGAGTTTTATGTTATAATAAGATTATGCAAAAGAAAAATAATTACTTTCTTTTTATAGTGCAAGGAAGAGGCCTTAACCAGAGGGTCGAACTTGACAGGTTAGGGGTTGTCCCCAGGTCTGTAACTTTACCAGTTATGGGTCACACTTCCGACAGGAAGAACTTGGTTGACGGTGTATATAGAAATGGTATCTAGTCGCTGTCTTGTGGGTAAATCCATAGTCCCACCTATTTCGCATATAAATAGTATTGTACGATTATACAGTACATATACAAATACGATAAAACATATAACACATACAAGGAGATAAAATATGAATACAAGTATTGCGGCCCTAAAAAGGTCAAAGTCTAATCTAGACACACTTATTGGCGAACTATCAAAAGTTGCCGAACCTCAAAAACAAAAAAACTCATACGCAGATGATAGATTCTGAAACCAGAACTAGATAAATCTGGTAATGGTTATGCTGTTTTTAGATTTCTACCAGCAGTAAAAGACGAAGATTTGCCATGGGCAAGATTATGGTCTCATGCCTTTCAAGGTCCTGGCGGCTGGTTAATCGAGAACAGTCTTACTACTCTAAACAAGAAATGTCCTATTAGTGAAGCAAATAGTTTACTATGGAATTCTGGTGTAGAG